TGCAAAAGAATCCAATGTGACCTTGGACGTGGCCCAGACCGATACCAAACCCGATGTGGATCAAGATTTTGAGCTGCCGCGAGCCAGTGTCACTGCACGTAGCAAAGGTGTGGAGCCCGCGGGCACTGCCAAGGAACTGGGCAGGAAAAGACGCAAAAAATAAATCAGGCTGCGAGATCAGCAATGGCGTCGCAGATTTTGTACTTCATGGCCTCTTCAGCATCAAGATACACATCCTGAGGAGGCAACAGAACCTGTCGGATAGTGTCATCATCCAGGCCAGTGCTACGCCGATAATGCTCGATCATCCGCTTTTGCGTGAGATCAAACTCTTTCACAGTGGCGAACAGTTCATGCGCCTTGCCCCCGACATCCCACGAGAACTGATGGCTCAGCACAGAAGTGTTGGGAGTGAGCACACGCCGCCCAGGAGCACCAGCCAAGAATATCAGCAATCCACATGAAGCGATGCAACCCAGGCCCACGGTTTTCACTGGGATCTTGCTACTGCGCATGACATCAATCAGGGCAAATGCTTCGGAGATATTTCCCCCGTTGGAGCAGACCATGAGCAGGAGTTCTTTGTGCTTTTTCTTTTTTACATGGTTTTCGTGGAGTATCCACTCGATCACGGGCTTGATGCTTTCGGGATCAATGTCGTCCATGAGCACATAGATGCCGTGATCGTTTAGGGCTTGGCTTGGGCTATCGTAGACTTGTTCTTTTTCGGTAGTCATCGTGGGCTTGTGATTGGTTATAGGTGCCTATTAACTACTTATATTATAACTGATTTTCCGGGCACGACAACTACTTATGCTGCCTAACGACGGGCTTGCGGACATTGTGCTTGGCGCACTGCCTTCACATCTACCCGATCTAGATTTTTAACCGGCAAAGCCTCGAGATTCACTGATAAATGGGCACTTACCCGGCGGTTCCAAACCGTGACTTGCCCGCCACCTATGTCAACAAAGGGTCGAGGTGCATAGTCATTCTGTGTAAGTTCGGGCAGATTCCAGCAGTCGCGTCCCACTGCCCGACCGCTGGCATCGTAAAAGGTGGCTTCTAACACAGGTTGGCTAGTGATCATGTTCCTTTGCATGGCCAGGACCGCTACTTGATCATCAAAATAACCGGTGACATCTCCGACCTGTATGCGACCCTGTAGATGGTTGCAAATAGAAAGCCAGCCACCGCAGTCGGGGCGCTGATTTATAGTCTTGACTGCTTCTTTGAGGCTGTTGACATAGTGACCGTTCCATGTCATATCAAACGGCACGATCAAAAACATGCGCCGGTCGTTATCTACCACTACCTGTGTGGGTTTCATTACTATATCGAAAGCCCGCTGTGGATAATCTGCCAGCACGGATTCTAATAGCCGATCACCGCTCTGTCGGCTGTGCTGGAAACTTTGGATCTGTTCACTGATGCGACCACCTTCAATCTGTCCGGATCCGCGGCTTTGATTCAACAAGCGATCCCTTAGGCCGCTGTGGCTGACCCAAACCTGCATCTTGACCCAGGTGCGTCCACTGCGTTGCGTTTGGTCCACTAGTTTGTAATCACTAACGAAGCCTGACGCATAGGTAATGATGTCATCACGCCGGATGCGCTGATCGCGAACTTCTGTTTCCGAACTCACGATCACGCCCACTGCCCGTTCCACTGCCATGCGGAATGCGCTTTGGCGGGCTGCCTCCAGGTCCGCACCTTCTGCCATGACTTCAACATACAAGACCTTTTTCTGATCACGGTTCATCCACTGGAACAAGTGGATCCCTAGGCTCCAGGGTACTTTGAGGAACAGTTCCAAGCCCGTGGCGGCCGTGGCCGGAGCCATGGCAGTGATCATCAGGGCGGCTAGCCCCGCAGAGATGAGCCGGCGCATGCTACTGCATCATCATGCGACGGATTTGTTGGCGTACTTCCTGGTTCTTGAGATCCCAACGATAGACCACACGCACGTTCCGACCATCGTTGATCACTTCGCCTTCGACCAAACGCAGGCCGCTGAGTATTCCCTGTGCCTTGACTGATATTTCAGTGTTCACACGGCTAGCGATGTTGAGTGCATCGTTGCGGGTAGCTGTGTTGCGTTCGGTGTTGACATCTCCCGCGGCCACTTCGGCATCGTCTGTGACTGCTGATACTTCGTCACGATTACGATTGGTCGCGATGTTGTTGGACTTGTTGTCACGGGCCTTCTCTAGATTGCGGCTGATCATCTTCACAGATGTGGAACTACGGATCTGCTCGGAGTTGATAAAGTCGTTTAGAGACTTCTTGGCTTCCAGTTCGGCCACTCTATAGGCTTCACGCACGGCATTCTGGCTGTTGCCCCAGACAGGAGCATAGCCCGTGGCCTCTACAGCCTCGAACGCACCAAAGGTGCTGAAGATGACTTTGACACCTTGCCGCTTGAAGTCATTGACTGCTCGTTGCTCAGAAATGGCCTGTTGGGTGCCTGCTGGCATCGGTGCTCCGGAACCAACATCAGAGAGTTTAGTCGAACTACAGGCCGACAGCATGACCATGGAGGCCACTGCCATTGCTAGATAAGTTTTTTTCATCATCGTTCCTTATTGTTTTTTGATCCAGCCACCAGCGGCTTTGAGATCATCACCGGCACCCGAAACTGCACCACCCAATGTGCCACAGGCTTGTAACATCATGGCCACTACTAAAACGGAAAAGATTTTCATTGAAATAGTCCTTGTTTGGTTGAAAGAAAAACCTTGTTCATGTGTGTATATTACACGAACAAGGCTTTCTGGTCAACTCTGCTAATTATTGGATAGGCCGGATCTCAACTGGTCTCGAGGCCGATTGGGTGCCAGACTGACCAGACCGAGATTCACGCAACCAGGCCAGACCTTTTTCCATGCCCAATTTGTCCAATTGTTCGTCAGTGAGGCCACCGTTGCGTTGGCGTTGCCGATCCATTTCCGCATCATACTGGCGATTTCGCTCGTCCGTCTCTGCACGTTGGGCCACGATCACAGCGTCCTGATGCATGAGCTTGCCGTTGTGGTACTGATACTCGCCACCAAATTGGGTGAGATATCCCACTTGGTTGTCGCTCAACCAGGACCGCCAGTTGCCATAGGCAGTGAGGTCACCGGTCCAGACTGGGCGTCCGTCTGTGGCCCTGGGCAGGTGTGTGCGTGATCCATCTCCCAGGCGTACCGCGGCCATGGACTGATCACCTTGTTTTTGATCCTGACCAGTGTGGAGGATTTCCACGCCGGCCTGGGCTGAAAGTGTGAAAGACAGTGCTACAGCCATGGTGGCTAGTTTCATGTGAGATCTCCTTGAGAGGTCAATAAAAAATCCTACCCTCTTATAATACATGGGTAGGATTTTTGTGTCAACCTTGGTTAGCAAGCACTAACCTGGGGTTTCGGGCTTAGATCTGTACGGCTTTTTTCACTGCTTCGCCAAATGCCTTGGCGGCAGCGGCTTGGGCACGAGCAAACTCAAAACTGGCCGAGGAAACGGTTTCGGCGATAGATTTGGCTTTGGTGTCAGTGATCAATGCGATGGCTTTGGAATTGGCTTCTTCCATCTGGGCGATGGCAGCGTCAACATCAAACATCTTGGCTACATCAAATTTAGAAAAATCGATTTTGGTAAAGTCCATTTTGGGTTTCCTTTTCATAGTAAGCGAACCTTTCTTCATCTTAGACCCGCCCCATGCGGCATCTAACTGAGTTGATTGTATAATAATTTATGTTGCAGTGCAATAGATAATATACCTATATATTACCAAAACAAGCAATTTTGGCTAAGTAGTTTTACCAAAACGGAGGCCCGCATGGCTTGGACTGCTCAATTAAACATCACAAACAACACTGACTACAACCTCACTGTTAACCACAACACAGTGGGTGATTTGACCACTATCGCCCCCGGTCAGTCTTGGTCCTGGACCACTTCTGATCCCAACAACACCAACGCCCTGAGATTCTGGAATGTACCCAATCAGTGGTACATGCAGGGCTCAGTGGCCTATGGCCCCATGGCTGGCGTGTACATGGATCGTGGTTGGATGGCACCCAACGATCAGACTATAAGGTTAGACGCCGATGTCAACGGTACAGCCTTCATACAAACACAAAATGGTGGAGCCACTGTTGTGCCCTGGAACGGATTCGAATCCGGTGGCACCATTGACATGAAATTTTCTCGAATCTAAATTCTTTTGACTCGGGCAAGGCCCAATCTTTCAAAGACCCGGATCCACATCCACCCCATGTCAAACTCCCACCAACGATGGCTGAGTTTGGCCGATGCTGGCCGTTCATGATGATTGTTGTGCAATTCTTCGCCGCCAATTATGATTCCCCAGGGGAAGATATTGCGGCTGGAGTCTTGGGTATTGGTATTGCGATAACCCCACCAGTGGCCCACTCCGTTGACCACTCCGGCTGCCCAGAAAGGAATCCATGACATTTGTACCAGCCACATCACTAGTCCCCATCCATGGAACAAGGTCACTTCAATGATCAGCAACAGCAGGAATCCCCACTTGTTGTAAGGTGTATAAAGATTTCGTTCGATCCAATCATCTGGAGTTCCACGACCGTACTGTTCGATCATGTCACGATCATTGGTGGCTTTTGCATACAAGAATGCGCCACCTAGGAGCACGGTCCAGAAACCATAGACCTGCGGTGAATGTGGATCTGCTTCGGTTTCACAGGCCTGGTGGTGTTTTCTGTGTATGGCCACCCACTCTTTCGTGACCATGCCTGTAGTGAGCCATAACCAGAACCGCATGAAATGACTCACCAACGGATGCAACTCCAGTGCGAGATGGGTTTGATGCCGATGCAGATATACAGTGACGCATACTATGGTGATATGGGTCATCACCAATACTAAGATAAATTCGATCATGTTTTACGCTCCTGAGGCCAACACTATCTTACAGATGTGTTCAAGCCGTTCTATGTGTTCAAACGCACGCCATGGGCTAGTATCAATGGCCACCACACCATGGCCCCGGATGCCAACTATGTCATGCTGGATGTGGCCCTGGCTATCAAGTCCGAGATTCTCATGGCACCGATCTGCCAGTTCTTGGCTGATGGGAGGAACATCACCCACATTGGGTGCTACTCGAGTATATCTGCTGAGTTCTGGAAAGTCTCGCACCAGTTCGCCCAGTTCTATGCCCCGATGCATGGCGGCCACACAGTAGGTTGGGTGCAGATGTACCACCACTCTAACGTCATTGGCGTGTTGTCCAAGTTCTTTCTGTAGGCCAAAGTGCAAAGGCAGTTCTCCCGATGGCCGGAGTTTGTGGCTGATATCTGTGTATTCCAAGATCTCCCAGGCATGATCAGTCCAAGCAGCGTCATGACCCAACATGGTACTACGGCGGATACCAATCTTCTTGAACTGGTCGGGCTGTAGAGTCTGCTTCCTCACACCCGATGGTGTGATGTAGAAATGATCTCGATCATGATGCCGGATGCTCACATTGCCGTCTCGGCTGGTGATCCAGTTTCTGCGGTAGGCTTCTATCAGTGTTTCACATATGGTTTCTAACATTTTACCAATGCCTTATCACATTTGCTATTATGAAGCCGCAAGTGATCACATGGATCACTATCCAGAAAGTCTTGAGACAAAGTGCTATCCTTGCTTCTCGTATCGTGAGGATGGGCACCCTGGGACGGTCTTCATCGGTGTCGCCCATGACATGGCCTGTGGCCCGTGCCCAGATTCGCTCAATGCTTCGTATCATGGAAGATTGATCCACATAGCCAGACCCAAACCTGCGAACCATAAGACCGCGATCACAGCGTATTTGATCTTCTTGCGTGTCGATATTTTGGACCAAGTGCTGGCCATGTTGTTTCCTGTTTAATTAAGGATATTTATTTGCACCGCAACATCATTTTGATTTATGCCGATGTATCCGGCTAAATATATGTTTATTATGGGAGCCGACACATGTTCGCATTCTTTAAAAAATTGTTCGCCAAGGCCGATGCCAACAACGATGGACGGGTTGATGTCCAGGACGCAAAAGTAGCAGTTGAAGGAGTCAAGGCCAAAACCAACCAAGTCAAAACCAATGCACGGGTTGCGATTAAAAAAGCCGCAGTCAAAGCCAAAGCGGTCCGCAAGCCCCGCGCTAAGTGATCTGTCGATTCGAAAAATACAGTTTTAGATAACCAAAATCTTTGTATTCTATCACAGCGTCTGACATGGACATGATGCTGTCTATCAAGGTTTTAGTTTTGTCTGGATCACGCAAGATATCTCGCAGGGGTTGCATGTAGACTCTGATCAAGAACAAGGCCATGGTACCTTCCACTGGCACAGTGACTTGGCGCTCAGTCCTAAACCACATGTCATCTACAGTCTCATTGGACCAAGGTCTACAGAGATCAGGTCTGCGATTTAATCCAGGTCGATTGCATATAGACCATACATGCCGGATGTAAGGTCCGCGTTCTGTGATCATCTTTGCCATGTGATCGGCGGCACGATTGACTGTATCAAAGTCGGGTACGGGTTCATGTATTTCCAAAAAGGTCTTGTTGACTTTGGCTCGGGGATTCCAACCCGATGGCAAACAAACTGATAGGATCTGAGCTGATAGTTGACCAGAGCGATTTGGCGCCCAGATGACAAAATCTTCCTGCAAGGCCCGAGATAGTTGCCATACCGGGGCATCACCTTGTATCACTGGAGCTAAAAAATCAAACTTCCCGAGAGCCTCTGCGGCGTGATACACTAAATCTGGCGATGCTGAGTCACCGTATACTGGATCGTAAGACCAAATTTTTTGTTCTTGATATCTATCAAAGTCTTGATCTTTAGTTAGTATGGGTTCACCAGGTTGCCAAGGCCGCATGTGCGGTCGCATGGCGTAGGGCACTTCTACTGGAAAAGGGTATTCAACTGATGACATGGGCCTCTGCGAATGCAAATGATGCTAGATTTTTGCCTTTGCTTTCACATTGTATATCCCAATCATTGCTGAATCCAGCGGCCCAGTCGTTTACAGCGGTGTTCCAATAGAAGTCCGAGTGTGCCCGTAGGTGCTGTTTACGATGGCCGCGTCCAAGTAAGTCTGCAAGATCTGGACGATCTCCGGTAGGATGATCCACAAGAATATCTTCGCGGCTAACACTAAAATGGAGAGCAGGACGCACACCACGCCAAGACTCAATAACCCGCTTCGCACGATCGTCCTGGGGTCTAATATATTCGCCGGTGTTGATCCAGTGGTGATGAATGTCCAACACAAGAGCCACGTGATCAGCCACAGCAAGAGTAACATCCAAACCATTTGATATCTCGTCGTTTTCTATAGTTATGAGGTTTCTAGCCTCGGGGGACAGCTTACTTAGTGTCTGCAGGAATTTTGCTGGGCCACCCCGGCCTGACAGATGCACATTGATCTTGAATCCATGATCATGCCATGTGCTACCATAGCCCATCCAGCGTGCCATGTCAGCATGATATTCAAACTCTAGGATGCTGCGTTCCACGATTTCATCAGCGGCTGAGGCCAGCACACAGAACTGTCCAGGATGGAAACTCAGGCGCACTTCCAGTGCTCTTGCTCGTTCGCCCACAGGCGCAAATATCCGTTCAAGATGACGCTGTACATCTGCCTGCTGCCACCAGTCGATCCAGTTGGGCTCGGTATAGCCCTGTAGCATTTCGCTACCCAGGCGCACCATGCGCAGATGTTCAGGAAGACTGCCCACACGCTCAACCATGAGCAAGGCTGCACGAGCGTTGTGATCCATGATATCCCATTGTCGTTGTTCGGCTTGTTCCGGGTGCTCCCGCAACCAACGCATGGTAGTGGATCGGCCGTTTAACTCACGGCTTTCACTGGTGGGTTTGCGACCAGCACATTCGTCTGGATGGTCGATCCATTTGCAACAGAAACCAACGCGGGGTGTAGTCATACCAACAATTGTATGACATTTTGGAATTGATCGCAAGTGAGATTGGCTATGTTTCGGAAACCTTTGTCCAATTCGCCGGGGTGATCGACCAATACCCACTGTACTTCGGGATTGTTTTGGATCACGCTGCGGATCAGTCCTAACCGATTTTGGATTTTATGTTGTTCAAATCGATCGTTGGTCGGGACCGGTTGGCGGAGATCAAAGCCAGCCAGTAACACTATATCTGATATGCCCAGTACTAGGTGCAGAGCGATGATGTCTTCAATGTCATCAACTTGTTCGGCGAATTGTCCATCGTACAGTTTAATGCCCACTGGGCGACCGAGGTCTTGATAATAACGACGAGGTACATGGAAGTTGCACACGGCCTGGAAGGCTCGTTTTAATAGTTCCTTGCCCTTAGGAAGATCATCACAGATAACATTGTCAGTTTGGCAGGATCTCCATGATCTCCAACTACCCCAGGTGGCACCTATGTTTTTGATCTGCGAGATATCGACTGTTGGATCTATCTGATAGTCAGCGGCAAAGACCCAGTTTATCCTCATTGAGCGCCTCGTATGCTTTGCCAGTTAAAGGCACCCAAGCATTGCCATGCAAATGGCGCCCCAGGTGTAGGGGCACTGTTAAACACGATGTCTCCGCGCTGACCTCGATATCCTGGCACCTGGGCGGCAAAGCCTATACGCATATCACCGATCTTCAATTGATTGATAGCAGTGACTCCGTCTACATCCAAAGTGATCTGTGGTTGATCAGCTATACCAAAGATCAAAGATTTAGCACTGGATCCGATCCAAGCAGAGTCATTGCGTGATCCAATAGTTAATGGAGCAGTATCTCTGCCGACACAGATTGAAGTTGCCACCGATAATTCTTTTAAGACTCCCAAGGTCTGCAAATTACTGTGTTGTATAGAAGGATTCAACTCTCCGTCTGTGATCAGCGGTTGATCATTGATCAGGACCTGATCTAGATTCATGCCATGAGATTTGATCTGACCTGCAATTTCGTCTACTAAACTCTGCCGCCATTCCTGTGTGAGATTATTCAATGCAAGATCAGCAGCACGAGCACTGATTTGATTCCATGCTGGCTCAGTTACCTTGATTCCACCTGTGATATCAAGATCTCCCACAGTAAGACTGCCTTGTACCACGGCATCATTGACGATGGACACACGACTAGCAGCTAATTCGCCTTCGACAACCACGGTGCCGTCCATGACTGTGAGTTCAATATGTTGCGCTTGATCGTCAATTCCTTTGGTCCTGATACCAGGGTTATTTTCCAACCAACGATCCAAGGCGCCATCAAATGCATCAGAAATGGTTTGCTCTATGCGCACCTCTGAGATATATTTGTTGACTTTGACATGCATCTGCTGATTAACCATGGTTTCTACCCTAGTCAACCACACAGGATCAAGGCTAAGATTGGCAATCACATCCGTGACAGCAGTTTGTACTCCTGTGTCAACTGATTGCTGAAATTTTTTGGAATCTACATACCTTGTTATGTCAGGGACATATCCGTGTTCAAACAAAGATCTGATACCACTGTGTACTGCTTGGCTTAATTCTGGATCTTCGTTGAGCCGAGTGAATCGAGACTCGATCTTATTAGACAGCACATCAACTGCACGCTTTTCTATGCGATTGATCCATTCAGGGTCACCCAGCAACAGAGATATCTGATTCTTTACTGTTTCAGTTATCTGTTGTTGCACCAAGGCCGCGATGGCGTTTTGATCAATCAAGGTTCTCTCCAGGTATCTAGAGTCACACAATGGAAACCACCCCCCAGAGTCCGGCTATGGCGTAGTCTATGGGGTACAACGGTAAATCCCTGTCGTTCTAGTCTAGTAATTAGCGTGATCTGGTCAGCATCAACTATAACTGTGTCAGGGTCGATGCTTAGGACATTCAATGCTATCCATTTGGATGCATAAGGATATTGATAAAAGGATTGCGGGACTACATCGTCTACCCAGATTTTATCCCACCCATCGAATACTTTTGGGCAATTATCCGGAGTCACGCGGCTGGCATTCAACATGACCACGCCTTCACGCAGAGCGCTGATAGTGCTATCTATGTGCACCCCGGCATAAAAGTTGCAAACTTCGACATTGACATGAGGAAATTTTTCTTGGAGCCATACAGACGCGGCGCGATTTCCGGAATCGCTTTCTAAGAACAACCAAGTATCATTAAGTCTGCATACATTGGCAGCATCACAGATCATGCCTTGATCTCTGGGCATGGTTATCATCACTCTGTGAGGATTGATTTCCCAGACTTTTTCTAATGCGAAAATTTCTGCATCTCTAGTGGGAATCATCATGCTGACATCAACTATGGTGTCACCGGCTATGAGTAATCTGTCCCGGGGGCAATAATTATACATGCCCCCATAACGAACAAAATCTTGCGGCGCTGGTCTGTGGACCAGTACTCCGGCTGTTTGTAAAATATCAACCAGTCCCTGAAGATCTTCATTGGCTTCGTCAACTATCCACTGTGGCACAGAACCAGAAGGGACTGGAGTTTCTTTCCAAGTGGTACGCAAATGTTCTTGACTGAACACAGGATCTTCAGAAGGCCAGCGGGCTCCGCTAGCTTCGCCAACTATGATTTCTCTCAATCGATCCCATTCATTGTAACTATGTATTTTCACAAATGACCTGTGATCTGTAGGGTATACCTGTCATTCCATCCGATGTTGGCAGCAGTATGTGGAGTATCGTAAGTCCATTCAACCACATCTCCTGCCTTCCAATGCACGAACGCCTGGCCCATGCAGTCCAAATAATGCCCTGGTTGCCAATCTTCTAACAGGATCAAAGCACGATGGATAGTGTGTTCCTGTCCGTGTAGATTAAATCTTTGCACATAGGCCTTGTATAGATCGCTGTGTGTGGGCATTACCGTGCCCGATCGCATGCGATAATAACTCGTGCCAATGTCCTGCCATCCCAAAGACTCAAAGTATTGGACGAACCGATCGTTCCAACTGGGCTGTGGTAGACGCATGTCACACATGTCGCCACAGATTTTATCAGTGAATCCGTGATCATGCCACTTGCGTAGCATGTCTGGATCGTTGAATCGCTCATAGCGATAATCAAGTGTTTTGAATTCGTCGTCCCAGAATCTTTCTATGTGATAGGTTTTAAATTGATGGGTTAGCATCTCTGGTGTTACCGTAGTGGATCACTGTGTGGGGACCAGTAAGTGGCATCTTGCGCCAAGGATCCACAATGATCGATCCCTCAGGAATACTGCAATAGAATGTATCATCTCTTATATCACCCGTATAGCCGTAGGTGATGGCTCGATTATGCGCCATCAGCAACACACAAGGACTTTCCACAGTGGTGATGACATCTGTTGGATCGTCAGCCAAGGGATCGAGATATGCCACCTTGCGACCTAATTCCTGTACATAAAATCCAATCAAAGTTGAATAACTGCCGATACAGTAAGGCACATCGGGTTTGTAAGCCTTGCCATGGATCACTATGGCAGTATCTCTCATGCCTTTGGCGTCTGCTTGATCAACAAGGAATTTAGCAAGATTTTTCGCTTGTATTTCTCGAGCATGCATGATGGTGTCAAACATGTCATATCCGATGTCATATTCTTGCGCCAGCCAACGGAGAGCGATGTTATCTCGAGGATGGCAGGCACCGGCGTCGCCCATGCCCGCGGTCATGTATTTGGGTCCCATGATCCTCATAGTGCTCTGTGCCAAGGCATCTGTGACAACGTCCACATTGATATTGCCTATACGCATGGCAAAATCTTGGATCATATTGGCCAATCCAACTTTGGCTGAGATAAAGGTATTGTAAAAGATCTTGATAGCTTCGCACTCTTCCCAGGTGCCTACTACATATCGCGGCATGTTTTGCATCACAGGACGATAAAGATCAATGAGTTCGCCGGCCAGAGCAGAGCGATCACCATCACGGGTACCGATCATGACCATCTCTGGATTGACCATGTCCCATTTGACCGAACCCATGGCGATGAGATAGGGGTTATACAAGAATTGGTGCTTGGACTGCAATCTATCTATAAAATACTTTCTAGTCGTGCCTGGTAATACTGTAGATATCAGTACAATCTTTTTTGGTTGATCCGCATATTGATTTATTTTATCAATGGCATCAGTAACGGCATCGTGCCCGAAATCTTTTGGTTCCATATGGCTAGACGGAACTGACCCGTCATAGCCTTCGCTGTGTGGAGTAGGTACGGCCACAAAGATCCAATCACTTTGTTTAATCGTTTCTTCAATTGAGCAAACTTCTACGCTATCACTGATTCGAGGGTAAATATCATACCCATATACCTTGTATCGCTGAGCAAAAACTTCAGCGCAATCAAGGCCTAGTTTGCCCAATCCGATAAACCCTATCTTGATCAATCATGTTCTCCGTTGATAATTTTTATACTTTTATGAATTCGCATTATGGTCTTGAATCGGATGGTCGAAATATTTTATATTTCTTCCGTCCGCATGGCAGCAAAGATTGGAATGATCTATATGGCGGATTCATTGATTTGGCGCATCAAAGGCAACATCGATCTTTTTATAGCACAAAAGGATCTATCATACTGCATGATCAAGAACCATTTGATCTATCGCTGCTGGATATTTATAAATATGAAAACAGCATAGAAAAAAACGAAACTTGGCGCAGATTCCGGCCCACAGAAGAAATAATCCTACTAAACAAAGATTGTTCCATTGGCTGGCCTATTTTTTGTCACAGCGAATACGAAAGTAATGATATTGAAGTTGTGAGAAAATCGGGTGCCAGTGATTGTCACTACTTCTGGCATGGATTGATTTCTCGAGACTGGTTTAGACACTGGAAACATCATGGTGGGATATCGCCATATAAATCTTATCAACATCGATTTTTACTTTATGCCCGTGATCATACCGGTTCCCGACAATATCGATCTCAACTGATCAATGATTTATTGCCGATCAAAAACACTGTAAAATACAATTGGGATCAAACCAACATTTTATCTTCTGCCGCTAGTGCCGAAATATCAGTGGAAGATGCGCAATCATCAGCAATACATTTAGTAGCAGAAACTTTGTTTGATCGAAACAAAATACATCTCACTGAAAAAATTTTTAAACCAATTGTTATGATGCAACCTTTTATCCTTTTTGCCGGCGCAGGTGCATTGGAATACCTACGGAAGTACGGGTTCCAAACCTTTGGCAGCATATGGGATGAAAGCTATGATTTGATTTCTGATCACGCACAGAGATATCAAAAGATCTTAGATCTTGTTTATTATCTAGGTAATCTTGATGAAAAAATATTAGACCAAAAAATAGCCCAAGCCGAGTCGATCATCCTGCACAACCATCGGAGATTTTTTAGTAATCAATTTGAAGACAAGATGCTTAAGGAACTTCAAGCAAACATGTCTACTTGTCTATCTTGGCAGGATGAAAAAACAAAAGAATTCCCCGGAGGATCAGTTTTCTATATTTTAGAAAAAATACTAGAAAGAGGTATGGACCCGATACATCTTAAGAAAAAAATAGCAGACATACTTAAGTTCCTCAACAAGCATGATCGCACAAGATATGATGAGATCCTACGACAATACCAAACCCTATGTAGAGATCTTGTTTAACACTGGATCCCAATCCTCCCCAGGATCAGTTTCTATTAAACGGCGCACCCGGCCGTCTATCTCTTCATAAAAACTATCAACCTGGCCACTCCACGATCCGCGCAGACTTTCAATGTCCTGTAAACACTGATGCCATTGCCGGGTTTTGTAATTTTGCATCAAGCGACCATGATGTTCTTTGAGTGTGTCTGAGATGGCTAGGTCGTTGATATTGACAGTTTCGATCAAGCAATAAGCTGTCACCGGATCTTTTTCAGCATCTATACACAAGGTGTCTAATTCTAATACTGTATATTTTTTGCCAATTTCAGCGGCGTTTTCTCGTCCCATAATGATGTTCATGTCTGCGGCTCCAGTTTGATCTGCAAAGGGTAACCTTCAGACCGGGCAGACACAGTGATCTCTACGCCTTTTTGCTCGGCTAACTCATATGGCAGCACAGCCACCACAGCAGATCCGGTCTCGTGGATGGCTATTGTTATATCCTGGGCACTGTCTATGGTGTAATCAAAATGTTCGATCAGAGTGCTGACCACGAACTCCATGGGAGTCTGATCATCATTGATGTAGATAATCCGAAACATGGGAGGTTCTTTGACATCCAAATTAGTTTTTGTCCGTGTTTTTGTTTTTATTTCGACCTGCGACATGTGGATTCCTTGTTACCGTTTGGGTGAGAGAGGATTCTCTCACCCATATTTACATCATCATGCTTGATACGAGATGGCAATCTTCTTGGGCTTGGCAGCCTCAGGAATTTCACGCTCTAACCTCACGGTCAAGATACCATCTTTCATCTGGGCTTCCTTGACCTCGACATAATCGCTGAGTTGGAAGGTACGGATGAAACTACGGTTTGAAATACCGTGATGTAGATACTCTACTTCTGGGCGTGCTTGGTTGCCTTGTCCACCTTGTACCACAAGTTGGCCATCCTTGACTTCTACTTCGATCTCGTCTTGGCGGAAACCTGCTGCCGCGATCTGGATCTCATAGGTCTCATCGCCGGTCTTGACGATGTTGTAGGGAGGGTAATTGCCTGCGTTGGCAGCCATGTCGATGTTGCGTGTGATGCGATCGAACAGGCTGTCGATACCTACCGTGGAGCGGTAGAAAGGGGTGAGGTCAAACGATGTGATTTTAGTCATGATGTCTTCTCCTTTGAATTAAGCAAGTTGACTATAGCGTAGCCCGACCATCGGCGCTACAAATATATTTATACAGGATTTTCCGGATTCTGTCAATAAAGACGGGGAGGCATCTGCTGGCCGCGGAGATACTTTTTCCAGCGGCTTTTGGCTTGCCCGCGTTTGAGTTTGCGGCGGGTGGTGGGTTTGACATAGGTCTCCCGTTCGCGCAGTTCCAACAATAGTCCAGAATTTTGGATTTTCTTTTTGAACTTGCGCATGGCTTTTTCTACATTGCCATCTTGCACGATTACCGATTTTCCTGTGAATTTCAAACTGCGACCTCCTTCAAGGGCTTGGGATTATTTACCAAGCCTGCATCAATATCTACGCAGTTTATACCCGCCTCGTGATATGCTCTTAGATTAAACATGTGCGGCATTAGAGCACGCTCAATCTCGCTGTGAAGTGCCCGGGCACCTGTGCCACTGCTGTGGGCACGATCCACTATGGCATCCAGTGCGGATTGTGCAAAAGTCAATTCAACCTCATCTTGCCGGAACAACCACTGATATTGATCGATGTAGTTGTTTTTTACTTCAGTAAGGATTCGTACCAAGTCCGGCCGTTCCAAGGGTTGGAGATTTACTACACCAGGAAACCGGCCCACAAACTCTGGAATCATACCAAATCTCACCAAATCATCAGGATCAACTTGGTCCAAGTTGATGGCTTGTTGATCTCGGACCGGGGAGTTGAAACCTATGCTGGATCCATTGATTCGATTGCCTATGATCTTGTCGAGGCCAACAAAAGCACCTCCGGCAATAAACAGTATATTGGTGGTGTCTATTTCTATCATTTCCCCGGCTGGATGTTTGCGGCCACCGCCCGCGGGTATGCGGCAACGGGTACCTTCTACCATTTTCAACAAGGCCTGTTGCACGCCTTCACCAGACACATCTCTTGTTATGGACACCGATTCACTCTTCCTGGCTATCTTGTCAATCTCGTCTACGAAGATAATGCCCTGCTGGGTGCGTTGGATATCATGCCCAGAATTGGCATACAGTCTGGAAATCAAACTTTCGACATCGTCGCCAACATACCCTGCTTCAGTGATGCTAGTGGCATCGGCTATGGCAAAAGGCACATCTAGATATCGCGCCACTGTCCTGGCCAGCAGTGTTTTACCGGACCCAGTGGGGCCGATCATGAGTATGTTTGCTTTGGCGATTTCGTGATCAGGATCTTGATTCTTGATTCGTTTATAATGATTGATAATGGCCACGCTGAGCATGATCTTAGCCTGGTCTTGTCCTATGCAGTATTGGTCGAGATATTGTTTGAGTTTCCTAGGATCATTGATGTCATTAGATGGTATCTTGATTGGAGCATCTACCAATAATTCTTGGCACAAGATTACACACTCGTTGCAAATGGCAACCTCGTCACTGACTATGAGTTTGGCCACAGAATCTTTATGTTTCCCGCAGAAACTACAGGTCTGCAATCCTGTGCTGTCGGTCATGTCAAGTCCGTGCGCAAACGAGATTCAATCTGTAATCTCTCAGCATCCGTAAGTAATTCTGGATCATATTCACCAGAACCAATCTTGGCTATGAGATGATTGATGTATTCTTCATTGAAAGCATAAGAGTCGGATTGATCTTTGATCACTTCAATCCATTTTTCTCCGTTGAATTTATGGAGTGTGGTAGGCAGATGATCTGTTCTGATCCAGATCTGTCCCTTTTCGGGATCGTCGGGGAACTGGGAGCCGAATCCAGATTCGCTGACCCTGCGATCGGCCCGGAGATAATCTTCCCAAGGCAGATGATCTATCTGTCCAATTTCCAACAGATGTCGTTGTTCTTTGAGAGTTTTGTCAGGATTTTCAACCTTCCATCGACGCTGGGCAGCCTTGGTCATATCGTCACTTGCGTACTCATCGTCGCTATGAGATGACACGATATCCGGCATGTTGACATAAACAGGACTACTAGATACCAGAGGGTCTGGTGTTTTGTTAGACAGGTCAATGGTTAAATCTTGTCCTCCCCATTGTTCCGGGGGGATGGTTTTAGATTGTTCCACCACCGTAACCACGGGTTGGCTGTCCACACTATCTCCTGCAGGGTGTCCATCCAAATCCTTGGTAACACTTGCATCATTAGGTACAATTGCATTTCGTGATCCTTTGATTTTCTCAATCCAAATTTCAGCCCAGGACCTGGTCTTTGCCACAGCGTCCTTGACCGGCTGTTGCGGTGGAGGGGCATCGCGTTCTTTGAGATTGCCTTCTCGTCCGTACTTTTCCCACTTGTAACTTTCTGTGGCGGCCAGCAACATGAATATGGCTAGGGGGTCAAACACCACTACCAGTATTATGATGACCCAGCGCACGGCCTTTTCCAAGAGATTGGCATCGGGGTTGTCGCCATAGATCAAGGCCGCGATGTATTTGATAGGACCTACCTCGGCTTCGACTTTGCGCACCTCAGCGGCTATAGGCGCACGCTCTTCGCTAAGGCTTTGGATCTTGCGCTGCTCTGTTTCTATCTCTTTCTGTAAACGAGTGCGTTCACCTTGCTGATTACGGCGCAGGTTAGCGGCGCGCTGGGCACCTTGCTCGTCTGTGGATCTAGACATCTGTTGGTCCACAGCCTCATCCATCTGTTTCAGTGCGCGGCGATTGGTATCTATGTTTTCCCGAGATTGTTTTATCTTTTCATCGTAGATAGAGATACGAGTGATGCTATCTCCTGAGATCACGGTTTGGTCAAGGTGGGCCTTTGAAAGGAATCCAAAGATGCCCATGCTGGTAATCAGCATGAGCACGCCTACAGCAGGGACGAGATAGACCTTCATCAGCCGGCGGCAACGATCCCAGTATTCATGTAACCACACTGTGACCACTAGCTTGGCGATCTCTAGGATGGATCCCATGACGGCCACAGGAACCACAGCGGAAGCAAAAATGGCTGTAAGACCAATGATACTATAAAAAGCAGCGATGGTACTAAGACTCAGCGCCACTGCTAACATTAACCAGGTTAAGAACATAATTTATTATTTAGCGGCCTGGAACTTGGCATCGCTCTGTACTTGCATTGATAATTTTATAGAAATCCAAGTGGCAAACCGCGGATCTGGCACTTCAAACCATATGGGCAAAGGAGCGATCCTGATATGTGTGCGATTCGAAGGATCGAGTTTTTTACGCACCTTGGCCATGCCTCGCCAGTTGCGACCGAACCATGATCGGCACTCTCGGATGATGTCATACCATTGCTTCTCTGTGGATACAAAGAACCAAAACCGGTGCAGATCCGGGGCCGTTGTTTTAAGAGGATCGAGTTGCGTTGACATATTAGTTTAGAGATCTCCGTTTCGATACAGTTGCCGATACCTGCTTTCACCCAGCCGCACCATAGTGGCTTACTCCCGACCGCAGTGGCGACCCAAGGTCGCTTACGAGTTCGATTTTGATCGGATCTTTTCCAGCGGCTGATCCGATCTGGTGGTGCCTCAGCCTTTGAAGGACTTATCAGGACTCATCGCCACGGACTGGATATCCCGGGTTCCATCCACCTTTGCCTTCAATAATACCCCATCACTGCCATAGTATTTTAGCACAAAAAAACCGCCCTGGAGGCGGTTTCTGGTTAATACAGTCCACGGCTTTCTCGCCATAATCGCCAGCATTGCCTTGGATGCCGGATCCACATGTATACCACTATAAAAGGTGTGGCGACCAGGGCCACGGGCACTAAGATCCAAGGACTGATAGTACGCCAGTAGATCTTATACCTCATACCTGCGGCTGCGGAACATGCGTTGGAAACGCCATTTAATATAAGACAACCATTCACGAGGATGGATCTTCATTCTATTCCTTTCTGATAAAGTGCAAATAGCCCTGCGACCAAAGAGACTATCAAGGCTGGTACCGATTGAAACACCACTGAAATTCCTGCTGCCGCTATGGCCACAGACAACATGCCTCTGTAAAACATTGGTTTTCCTTTCGTTAAGATTTCCAACTGCCACGATCATGATCCCATTCTCTACGATCATAAGTCCATGCATCAAACTGCCAACCGAATAATCCCAGCATGATCTTGGGCCCAGCATGGTTAGTCTGTCGCCAGTTGAGATCAAGTTGTATCTCTAGCCAGTTCCAGGCATATCTGCTGATCTGTAGTTCCCAGACTTTGTTGGGTGAAAAATGCCCTGTTTTGTTCCAAATCATGCGGAACGGTTTCACACGGAACGGGTTACGGAATGCTATCCAAAAATTTATCATGTTTTCCTTGCCTCTAGAATCATACCAATTGTGGCCAATAATAATCCTGTTATCAAGGCCCATCCGTTGCCGAATGTAATGGCCTCAACGGCCAAGAAAAAAACAGCAAGCCAAATAGCGAATCTCATGATTGTCGGCATTCCCAGGCACGAACTTCGACAGGCCCAGATTGATCGTTGACCACTGACTGGTAGGCACTGCCCCAGTACAAACACTCAAAATAAGAACCAAACTGATCCGGAAGAGTCACGGTCATCGAGATATTGTGTACCACTGAAAATAGCACCGCATAGATAGTGTACATTAGATTTTCTCTCCTACTTCGAATCCACGGAATCTCACAAACCTAGGAAACCTTAGACTGTACGATCCGTCTTGGTTTTGCGTGACTGCGTCCGCTTGGACTTCAATAACTCTGCCAAGTAAGTCATCGCGAGCGGCCCAGTACTGATCCCGATCACTATCAGACAGACCACTGCCAACATTAACCATAATGTGTCTACCATTGTCTTCTCCTTCACAGATGATGGCACCAAGGCGTCCGGAGTTTCGACCGGTGCCGGCCTCGAAACCCGTGATATTTAAGTCCACTGTAATAGTGGGCTTCCATTTCATCCAGAACGAACTGCGTTTGCATTCGTAAGGTGCATCTAGATCCTTGATCATGATGCCTTCGTAGCCGGCCGTGACAGCGTCTTCGGCGAAGCGACGCAGGATGTCATGTCCCTCGGCTGTGTCAAGATCCACTTCCAAGCCGGGCATGATCTTTACGCAATCGTTAATGCTTTCAATACGAGGGCTAGCCTTCTCTAAGATGGTTAATCTTTTGTGTTGCTGGGCATTCCAATGTCCACGCTCAAAATCTTTCAAAGGGATCACATCAAATATATGATACACCATGTCCGTGGTTTCAGCGTCACTTTTGCGATGTGCTTGTCGCATCAACTTCTGGAATGATTCTCCCACGATCTCACCATCCAGGACAAATTTTGGACCCGAATTTAATCCTGTCCGGAAAGCCAACCAGTTCTCTTCCACTGCCTGTTGGATCTGGGGAAAGTTTTCAAAAACCTTGCCGTTCCTGCTGTAAAGAGTGCAAGTGGGGCCATTGACCATGGCCAGCACACGCACACCATCCAGTTTGCATTCCAGACGCTTGCGGCCTTGCATGTCTTTGGGTCGATCATTTGAGTCCTGGGCTAACTGGCAGGAGAACACCGGTATGGCCCATTGTGTGCGGCCGCAGATCTTGTTCACGGTCTTTTCCGAAACCCCACAGCGTAGATCTTTGATCAGCACACGCCTACACATCTTGTTCCATTGTTCCGAGTCGAATCTCGCCATCATGGCGTCGATGGCACGCCGAGCATCACCACCAGTGACTGATCGTGTGCGGAGGCTTTCACACAGACCCCAGAACGAGACCCAGGGATTCTCTTGATCCGTGAGTGCTGTGCTTTCGGGTACCTTCTTCACCCCGTACACATGGAAGGGATTCAGTGCGAGATAGCAGTTGTAGAGAAAGGCCTGTGCCGAGGCTGATCCGAGATTGGCCGCCATCAGGGCCTTTTCTATGACCTGTTCTTTGTGTATGCGTGAGTCTGATGACTCGAGATCAGTTATCCAGTCTGCTGACACCGTGCCTGTAAATGCCTTTTCGTCTGTGGGGTCAAATGCCTGTGCTTTGCCTTGTGACATTATTTAACTCCCGGTGTGCAACCTTAAATGCCCAGGTTTATCCACTGTGGTAGAGAACGACTCGATGAAACAGTGATGCGAGTCACCTGACTGCTGGATGGCCGCATCGGCCGCACGATACAGAGCGTTCCAGTCCTTACCATCGATCTCAACCACGACTTCTTTATCTCCCCAGTGTTCGTCATAGACCACATGCGTGGCATCTTTGTAGGGATGGCAGGTGGTCATCAAGTTGACCTGGTACATGCTCCAAGTAGAGCGGAGCCCATAGTGTTGTTGCCAATGCTGGTATTCACGGTGTTTTCTATCGAAGTCCTGATTCTCCTGCTCGTAGGCCGATTTCAGTGCCACCTTGCGGATGCGTTCTACGATCTCTTCTACTTTGGGCACATGGTGATAATAGGCCAACTGGTTAAGATCATACAGACTGTTGTGCAGGACCTTGAACTCGTCTGCGGTGAGCGTGACTGCGGTATTCATTTCATTGTCTCCTTCATCTTGTTCATCATTTCTGTCATCATCCGCATGCCTTGCTCCATCTGTGCCTTGGCATGTTTGGCATCGTTGGCCGGCAGGCAGGTGGCTGAAAACTGTTCGGTTTTCTGGATGTAGGCTTGCTCGCGGATACAGTCCATGCGATTGTCAAACTGTGCCAGGGGTGTTATCACTCCTAGATTGGTTATCAATACCAGTTGATAGATCATCGATCGGTCTCCATCGCCAAGTCTAATCGGTTGTAGTATTCGTTCATGATGTGCTCCAGGATACCAGTCTGGTCCAAGCGACCACTACGCTCACGGAGCATTTCCAAGACTTCTCGATCAGCGTCGGTAATGGTCACAGTGATCCTGACATCGGGGTTGGGTCGGAGTTCGCTCATCGCCCAACTCCGAAATGTTCTTTGATATCTTTTCTAATAAACTTTACTGCATTGTCCCAGATTTCATTGCTGCCACCTCGCTCAGCATCATCCACGACGCTGATACATTCTGCCACGATCAACTGGGCAAACTTTTCCAATTTTTCTGGAGTAAATTCGTAAATTTGTGGCTCACCACTGGCATGCCAGATGTAGCCTATTTGTTTAGAAAGTTCTTGAATTCGTTCGTTCACAGTTTCTTTCCTAGAACAAGTGGAAACTCATACAGCCCGACAGCAGGCATCCTGACAGCACACCCACCGACACGGACATGATCAACATTTTCATTGCAGTTCCTCCAGGGCCTGCAGTCGCAGATACTCTTGGTTGAGTTCAGCGATACGACGCTCGTTACGAGCATTGGCTTCTAGATCCAATTCGCCGCGGATCTCGCAGAGGCGGATCAGTTCTTCTATCACATCGTTCATGGTTCTCATACTGTGTCCTTTGTGCCACCTGCCCGGCGGCGTTCTAATTCTGATTCCAATAAGTCTCGCACCACGACATCCTTGACTCCCATGCTCCGGAGTCCGCGATAAAGACTGTATCTTTGTTGCAATACTTCGGTGGTGCTTTTGGCGATATCTGCTTTGAGTTCGTCCATGGTCATCGTGTCTCCTTAGTCCAGTCTCGATCCTGCGTAGGCTTGGATGCCATACCGTTTCAACACCTCGGCATAGGCTCGGGCACCTTCTTCCAGGGTGTCCACATTCTGGCACCCAAACTTGCTGGGATTCCACAGCTGAAGGCCACCGTCGTAGGCCCGGCGGAAGCCCACTTCTTTGAGACGCCGGCCCAGTTTGGTCGATGCCTTTTCAAACACAGTGACCCAGGCGAAGCCACAGCACATCTGATCCTGGCCGCCGAGTTTTTCCTGGAAGAATTTGGCCGCGGCCTGCTCAGCGGCCCGGGTGGCTTCGAAATGTATTTCTTCTATGGCTTCAAGACTAATAGTGGTTGTCATTATTGTTGCTCCATCTTTTCTACCAGAGTCAAGGTATCATGCCCTTCGAGTACCAGTGTATAGCAATAGGCGTCGTCTATTAAGACTTGGGCTCGGCGGATGTCACCCATCTCCAGCAGTTCTTGGGCGTCAGACAGTTTGCTGTAGGCGTCGCCTGCTGGTGTGTCAAAAAAGCCACGATCTTGGCCACGGTAGAATTGGTCTATGGCCAGTTTGGTGCGGTTCAAAGTCTGCCGGGCATCTTCCAACAGACCCCCATTGGCTTCACGCCAGGCTGACGACATCATATGTCGCACGATATCGACTGATGTCATGCGGCGTCGATATTCAGTCAGGCATTCTTGCACCTGCTCTTCAGTGGCACCGTAGGCACGGGTCTGCCATAGTTGGCGGGCTGTCATTTCTGCGTAGAGTTGGGTCATTGCTGGCTCCTTGTAGTTCACTATACACACATTATAACCGAAACAGGCATTTCTGGTCAACCGGCTCAATTTAGCGGTGATTTACTGCGAAGCAGTTTTCAGCCGCTGAATTGGCCGCATCGGACACATTCCAGATGGGCACTTGATAGGCATCAGCCACTCTCTCACACTCGGCTGTCAGTCCCGATGTCACCCATGGGCATCCTCCTTGCGGGTGGATGATGTCGGCGGCGTCGATGTTGGCATACAGGTTGCGATGGAATTCTCGAAGCCGGCTGACCTCTGTCAGGTAATCGGGATCCAGGCAACGCTGGGCGATGGCCTGAAGATTTTGCTCGGAATCTAAGTGCCGTCGCAGGGCACGGGCTTCGCGGCCTGTGGCTGGGGAAAAGAAACTCATATCTGCTCCTTGATATTCACTATACCCATATTATAACCGAAAATGGATTTTTTGGTCAACCACCCTAAAACAAGCAGGTTAGCGGGCACTTACCTGGTCAAAAATGCTCTGTTGTAAAAGAGCCACATCTTCTGCGGGCACATAGAAGTCGGTGCGTGGGTCATAATACTCGCCCTCACGCGGATCGTAGTACAGGACCTGGCCGTTGGGATAGTGAAACGGACCTTCCAAGCCGGATCTTGGACCATAGTCCTGGTTGTGCTTGAACACATGATAGGCCATGTTATTGAGCCTCCGGGGAACTGATGCCACAGGCCACGAAGAATCTCTGCTGGTCGAATCTGCTGTTGGCTTCTCGGCAGGCTGATGCCACTGCCACGGCCGCCTGTAGACGGCAATGCGGGTCCATGATGGACTCAATGTATTTGGCGAGCAGTTCAAAGTGTTTCTTAGACATGCTGTGGCTCCTTGATGTTTACTGTAGAACTATTATAGCCGAAAAGGCCTTTGTTGGTCAACCTCAAGGTCAGTGAGCACTAACCTACGAATAACCCTGCTCAAGGCAGGGTTTTCCGGGTACTACCTGTGAAACTGTTTAGAACGTGTGGCTGTTACCTACTGTGG